AACCCATCCGGGTGGGTTCCTCGTAACGCCGGACGGTCGTGCTCGCCTCGGGTCCGCCCGATCCCCCGGAGATGTGAATCGCCGGAACCGAGAACACCTCGTGGATGCTCTCGGCCACCCGGGATCTCACATCCTCGATGCCCATCAGATGAAGTCCTGATCCTGCTCCCGATCGGCGCCCGTATCACCCTCGGCGCTCTCACCGGGGCCGACACTCCCGTCACCCTCGTCGGGGTCGGCGGCCCGGGTAGCCCCGGAGTTCCTGCTGCCCTTCGGGCGCCCGGGACCGGGCTTCCGCTTGGGGCCGATCTCGAAAGCCGCATTCAGCTTGACCAGCTCGTCGCGGTCGGTCTCGGCGGCATCGAACTCGTTCCCCGGGAACACGGTCCTCCGATCCTTGCCCTTACCAGTAACGACCGTGTTGACCGCTCGCATACGGAACATCTTCATCGAAGAATCTCCTCGTGATCTGATTTGGACCCCCCTCGCCCCCTCCTGAGGGAGGAACGGGAGAGGGCGAGAGGGAATCGGCACCGGCCGGATGCGACCGGAAGCCTTACGTCACCGTCGCGCGCAGCGTCGCGTCCGGGTTCGTCGGGATCATCAGGGGCGCGCTCTGCGTCATGATGAACCTCGCGGACGGGTCTTGCTCCGTCCACGCCTTCGGCCACATCTGCGCAGGGACCAGCGCGTCCACATCGAGGATGGCACCGAACGCCTGCACCCCCTGCACGTTCGGAGACAGGAGAAGCACGTCCTTCGGGTTGAGGATCGTCTCGGTAGTGCCGTCCGGGTTCGGGAACGTATTCGCCGGCCCGGAAACACGCCAGACATTGATCCCCGAGCCGAGGAACCCGATGAGCTGGAACGGGTTGTTCACGTTCGGGATGAGCATCTCGCGGTTGACCACGACCTGATCCGCGCCGCGCGTGTCCCGGTCAAGACGATCCTTCACGTCCTGATCGGCCAGGAACGCCGCCGCCGCCTGCGAGCCCATCAGGACATCCGTGACGTTCCCGCCGCGCGCAGCCTCGCCCACGATGTCGATCCACGATTGGAGATCATCCCACGCACTGACGCCGGCCTGACCCCAGCGATCACCCCCGGTCAGGGTAACGTCGTGCGCCGCGGAACGATTGAAGTCCACGGTCACGGTCGCGCCATCCTCGTAGGTGATGTCGATCTTCCCGTCGATCAGCGACCGGGCAGCCATGTAATCCCACAGCTTCTCGATAGACTCCCGATGATAGGTGAGAATCTCGACAACACGGCGCTGTTGCCGCATCTCGGGGGACATCTGAGCGATCCGGCCGGAAATCTCGCCGGGGCTCATGTGAATCGAATCCGACGGGGTAACGGCGTCCTTCGGCTTGGTGTAGGCCGGTTTGAACGTCTCCGTCTGCTCGCCGTCCTCACGGAAGATCGGACGCCCCGCACGATGGGGATACATGAAAGGCGCGATCTTCCGGTGAGAGTCGATCTTGTGGAAGCCGATCTCTTCGGAGGTCGACTGAAAGACCCTCTGGAAGGCGAGGTTCCGCCACTGGTCGGTCCCCGGGTTCGCCGTCCTGTCCGTGATAACGGCGAACATGTCTTGTTGCGTCGTGATATTGAGGGGCATCCTGAAAGGTCTCCTTGCTCTGCCTGCCGCTTGCTGCCGTTACGACGCCGCCGGATCGAGGACGCCCCGCGGGCGAATCACGACGTTCGTCATGTGCGGAGAGTGGTCGAAGGCCGTCACCTTCTTCGCCTCCGTATCAAAGGACACATCCCAGGTGAGAGCATCCATGCGGAACGCGCCCTGGACATACACGCCGGTCTTCTTCTCCACGTTGTCGGTTGTGTCGACATCCTCGATCACGACCCCGACCGGGACGATCCCGATGTAATCACCGTCATCCCCGCCAGTGAGCGTCCCGCTTCCCCACGAGGCGTCCGACGCCGAGGTTTCGGTCGTCACGACCTCGTTGCCAGCATCCCCGTCGAAGCGCGCCGTGACGGTAACGGTCCCCGAACTGTTCGAGGCCGTGACGGCGGGATGCTCGGCCGTTCCCTCGGAATAGGTTGTCCCGATATTGGCCGAGTTTCCGTTGATCGCGTCGACGAGGTTGTCGCCCGTCTCGGTAGCGTTGGCACCGATGAGCACCTCGTTCGCGACAGTCGGGCCGGTCGAGAGCGAGGTCTTGAGCGTGTAGGTGCGCCCGCCGATCACGACCGTATCGGTATCCGATCCCGTCCCCGAGAAGGTGAGCGTGCCGGTTGCGGCGGCCCCGTCATCAGGAGTGCCGCGGGTCGCCGGGACGAGATGGCCGGAGGTATCGAAACCGACGACCTGACGGGACGAAAGGGTCTGCCCGACCGCGGCGGTGAAGGACCGGTCCACGGGAGGCGGCGAATAGCCGGCGAAGATCGCCGCGTTCTTCGCGTTGATGGTATCGGTGAACCGACCGGCGATGCCGTGCGAGCCGAAACCTTCCTTGGGATTGATGGTCGCCATGTCTCTGTCTCCTGCTCAGATCAGATCAGTTGAAGCCCAGTTGCTCGCGGACAGCCTTGGCAAAGGCTGCCGGGTCCGCGTTCGAATCGGGCTCACCCGAATCCGCCCCGGGAGCGGCAGCCGCGTTGGGCTGCGCAGAAACGCCCGGGTTCCCGCCGGCGGTCATCGCGGCGTCGAAGTTCCCGTGGGGTGCCGAGTCCTGCCCGAGGGGGGCGGAATTGCTTTCGGCCTCGGCCGGGGCAGCGGAGAGGATCGAGCGCGCACTCTCCACCGTCATGCCGTCATTCGCCATCGCGAGAGCGTGGGCGAGCTTCGGCCGGGACTTGGCCTCGTCGGAGGCGAGGATCGCATTGATCCGCGCGCGCTCATCGGCCACGCCGGCGGAATACCCTTCGGAACGAGCTTCCGAACGGATCGCGTCAAGATCGGGGGCCGGAGCGGACCCGGCGGTAGCCTCGACGGGGGCCGGGACATTCCCGGACTTGCCCTCGGGACCGCTATTCCCGGCACTGGTCTTGCTGGTCATGTCTTCGTCCTCTCTCTGTTCATCGCCTGCGGAACTTGCCCCCGCGAGAATCGGCCTCGTGGAACCAACCTCGTCGACAAGACCGATCTCCGCTCCTCGATCCGAAAGATAAATCCGGGCTTCCGTATCCCGAACTGCGGATTCACTCATCGCACGCCCTTCCGAAACCGACCGCACGAACATCTCATACACGCCATTGACGCGAGATTCAATATCCCTTCGTGCTTCCTCGGAAAGAGGAACTTCGGGGTAGGTGTCGACCTTTCGGGCGCCAGCGTAAACGTGCGTCACGACGACGCCCTCGTTTTCGAGCATACCCGAAATATCGACATGAGTCGCCACGACCCCGATGCTGCCGACCTGGCTCGTCCGGGCAGCGATGATCTCGTCGGTCGCGGCCGCGATCCAGTAGGCCGCGGAGAGCGCGTTGCCGCTTACGGCGGCGAGAACGGGTTTTCGCTGCCGGGCCTGAGTGATGGCCGCCTCGACATCCTCGATCCCCGACACGATGCCGCCGGGAGAATCCACGTCAAGGACGATCCGGTCGACCTCGCCGTCGTCCGCACCGCGCGAGAGGGCCTGGATGATATACTCGTATCCGGTCGCGAAACCGCCGAGAGCCATCGAGAGCCGGTCGAGAAGGATGCCTTGAACAGGGATCACGAGCGTCCTGTTCCGGACGGAATACGGACGCAGCCGGGAGTTTTCTTCGGACCAGAACTCCATTGGAGTCTCTACGGCCGAAAACTGCTCGGGAGTCGAATCCGACCCCGGGGAACCGAGAACGGAATCCCTTACCCGGAGAGCACGAGAAACGGAATCCTCGTGAACGAGGAGAACATCTCCGGAAACCCCGGAGGGGACACCTTTATTACTGACCGGCATCGTCTTCACCTCCGTCCTCACTGTCCATCGCCATCATCTCCATGGCAGCGGAAGCGTCCTCCCCGGTGAAGAGGGGCCGCCCGAGGCGCTCCTCGATCTCCTGCTGCCTCTCGATTTCCCGGGCGCGCTGATCGAAAACATCCCGCCAGTCAAGCCCGAGACGCGCCGATTCGGCCTGGATCGAGGAAAGCCCGCCCTTGACCCTGTTCAGGGCAGCCTGCGTCTCCTTCAACTCGTCGATCTGCCCACGCGCAGCACCAACCCACGAAGCGCGGGAGATCGCGTCGAAGTTCATCCCCTCGTAAAGCCAGCCCGGGCGACGCGCGGCCGGTGGAAGACTCTCGATCATGCCGGAGTTGATGGCCTCTTCGAGCCACAGCCGATAGACGATGTTCGCGAACTTATCAGCCACCGTCCGCTTCCACGCCTGGAGGTGCTTCCACGTCTCGGCCATCGCCGCACGGGCGGAAGAATAGCTCGTGTGCCGGTAGTCACGGGAAAGCTGCTCGTAGCTGACCCCGAGACTGGATGCGATATACCGCAGGAGACTCTCCTCGAACTCCTGCCCGAGGGGACCACCGTCACCGGGCTGATTGAGGTTCAGCTTGGTGCCCGGGAACAGATGGGGAATCTTCACCCCGTCGAGCGTCAGGTTCTTGGCCCCCTTCTGATACTCGGCCATCCGCTCAAGATAGGCTTGTGTGTATTCGCCCATCGTGGCCGACACGTCCTCGACACCGCCGAGGGCAGCGAATATCTCCGATGGAGGCTGATCCGATTCCACGGCCGCGACCATGCTCGCGCGAACGATCGCATTTTGGAGCGACATATCGCGGAACTTCTGCGTGATCCGGGATTCCCGGATGGCCGACATCATCGCCGGCTCCCCCCGGCTTTGATCCGGCCGGTCGGGATTGTAGATGTGAATGACCTGCGGCCTGCCCCACGGCTTCTGAGACCGAACGGCCCGGAAGGAATCCGGCGCGAGGTTGACCCGATCGACTGAAAGAGCCGCGTTCGGATGGCGGTCCATGATGAAGTAGGTGGTGGGCTTCCCGCGGGCGTCCGTCTCGATGCCGGCCGTAATACGACGGTTCACGAGCCCGGTCATCGAGGGAGGCGTGCGGAGACGATCGGGATCTATGGCCTGGATCGCCGTCCGGCTGGGCCGATCCATCTCCCGAATCCACTCGACCGTGCCGAGGAACTCCCCCGAGACAAGGGTCGTCGAAACCGCGAGCCGAACAAGCTCCGTGAAGCTCTGAATCCGCGAAGCGTCCGGCCAGTTCTTCGGGCTCTCGGCCCACAGCGCGAACTTCGCCTCGACCTCCCGCGTGAACTCCGTCTTCCAGTCCTCATCGAACTCCGGCCCGAGGGCGCGCATCGCGGGGTCACTCATGAGCGTGTATCTGGCGCCCACGATGCCGTCTGCGTAGAGCGCCTGCGCCGCACGGACATAGGCGTCGTTCCGGGCGAGGTCTCGCGACCGGGCGACCGAGAGGTCGCGGTGGGGAACGAAAGAATCGTCGGCTGATTGGAGGCTGGGAGACCAACCGACCATCATCCGGCTGTCAACATCCGACGCAGTATAAGGCGATCCGCCGCCAAGAACGTTCGCCCCGGCCGAGATGTCGACACCGTCGCCGTTCGCACCGGAGATACGGGCGATCACCCGCTTCTCTTCATCGCTGACGCTCATATCGACGGCCTCACATCAAGGGCTTCATGGGGTAACGGGACTTCGAGTTCTTCTCGTTCTTGAGAGACTCGATGTAGGCTTGAAGCCGCCCGGCATTGGCCGACGTATATTCGATCCGCTCCCCGTTCCGGTCCACGTAGACACGGGCGAGGCGTCCGGTCATGAGTTCGTGGTAGGCCGTCTCCGCCTGCTCGATCCTCTCGTCGATCGTCAGCGCCATGAATCACCCCAGTTCGGAAGCAAGATCGGTCAGACTTTTGCCCCTCGGCTTCGAATTGTCAACCGAATCGTCCGGATTCCCGGAAACGAAAGGATTCGAATCCCACTCGGCCGCCCAGGCCGGAGGATTCTCCGGGTCCATGATAGGAAGGTTGATCCGGCGAGAGTGCAGAATCGCGATGGCGTAACAAAGCAAATCCCATGCCTCGTTCTGCCGCTTCTTATCCCACCCCGAGGGAGTCCTGACCTCGGCCGTGAGTTCCGAATACCACCACCGGGGGAGCCAGTTCGGGAAATTGACCCGGCCCCCTTCATCTTCCCGGGCGAGCATGTTGCCCGCGATGTCCTTGACCTTGTTCGACTGAATGAACAGAACAGGAACATCCCCTCTCGAACGGGCTTTTCGGCGCCGATCCTCCGAATCCGGGTAGTCGAGCTTGACCAGTGGCGCTCGGGGGCTGGGCTCGCCCTTGACCAGGAGGACACGGGAGCTTGCGCCCGAACTGCGGTCGCGGAGACGACGCCAGAAAGCGTAAGCGTTGAACGTGACGCCCTCGGAGCCCCCGGAGTCGATCGCGGTCATCCGGATCGCCATGTAGCGCCCCGAATTGTCCCCGAGCGGATACTTCGCCTCGATGATCTTGTCGACAAGGATATCCCAGTCCTCCGAATACCCGCCCGGGGACAGCGGAAGGGGATCACCGTCTTCATCGACCCGCTCCGATTTCCGGATGCGGAACCGATCAACGATCCAGATGTCGCCATTCAATCCCACGCCATGGACCTGAACCTCGAACCGGCGAATCTGGACGTCCACTGTCGCCACAAGGAACCGAACGCCGGGTGGAACGACCCTCTCGCCGTAGTCCTTCGCCCGCGCCATGATGTCCTCCGGGTGGCGCTCCGCGCCAGAGGATTGCGGTGTATAGGGAAGCCCCTGATCCGTATTGATGGTCGTCTTGAGGGCTTCCTCCGACCCGTTCTGGTCGTATTCCCGAAGACCCTGGAGATAGGAAAGAACCATCTCCGACCAGCTTGAGAATGCCGCCGCCGGCCCCTTGAGCCAAAAGCTCGCAACGCGCGTTCTCGGGACGTCACCGACGATCTCCCCGGTTTCGGGGTCAACGGACTGCCCATCTGCAAGCCAGAAGCCTCTCCTGTTCATCGCGTTCCGGCCGGGACGCCCTGTCTCCTCGTCCATCAGTTCGTAATACCGGGCCTCGCAATGCGGACATTCCAGCCAACACTGCTCGGCGGAAGCACCGATATCCTGGTGCTCGGGCCACTTCATCAGCGAGAAGTCCGGTTCAAACGGACGCCCGCAAGAGACGCAAGGCCAATACCACCGGCGCCGGTCCCCGCGATTGTAGAGCGGAAGAACGCCGCCGCGCGTCACCGGGGCTGAATGCGGCGTCTCGGGGGCACGATCCGCCTCCTCGCGATTGACCAGCCGGCCGGGTGAAGATTCCGCCACGATCATCCCGCGGCGACGGAATGTCCGCGTCCGTTTGCTCGCGAGATCGAAAGGCGACCCCTCGCCGCCCACGTCATCGGTCATCCGGTCGTAGTCGGAAAGCCAGATACGGCCCACCGGCTTGCCCGAGAGTTCGTTGATGGTGGGCCAGCTTTGCGTCATGAGGACGCCGGTCGAGAACTTGGTGCTGTAAACCGTCTGGCTGTTCCGGCCGGGGAGGATTCTGCGCTTCACCTCGGGGGTATCACGATAGAACTTCTCCAGGCGGCGCATATAGAAGTCTCGCGCGACGGTCTGTGACGGGTGGACAATCATGATGTCGCCGGGGTCCGACACGACTGAATACGCCAGCCACGACAGGAAGCCCTCCGTCTTGGCAGCCTGGGCCGGGCCGCAAAAGATCATCGCATTGTAGTTCAGTGACGTGAGGACGCGAAGCGGCTCAACGAGATAGGGCGTCCTGTCCATCCGGAGGGGACCGACATAGGAACCCGGGTTGTTGATCTGCCGATACCTCTCGGCCGCCGCAGGGACGTCCAGCCTCTCGGGAGGGCGAAGCGCTTCGGCCAGATCAGCGACCATCTCCTCGATCGTGTCATACCTAGCCACCGGAATCCCCTGAATCCTTCGAAGGGTCACTTCTGTTCCCGCCGATCACGACGGGCTCGTCATACTCGGACGACTGATTCCCCGTGCGAGCCTGTTCAGGCATTTCCACAAGCTCGTGATAGATTGCGGAACGAAGATCATCGACGCGGCGGGTCAGTTCGGCGCGCGTCTCGTCGGGGAGCGACTGATCCTCGGCCACGTCGTCAGCCCACAGGTTAAGGGATGATCGGATCGTCGTGAAGACGTTCGTCAGGGCCTCGACCACCCGCGAGGTGGGCCAAAGCTCGCCCGCGTTGAACTTCCATTTCTGCGCCCTGAGCCGGGCGTTCCATGTCTCGCCCTGGAGATTGGCCGGGAGATCATCCGGGTTAACATTCTTGAGGGCCTCGGTAAGATTGGCGCCACCGATGTAGTCCTTGAAGAGAAATTGACAGGCGTCCTTGAGACGATACCGCGGCGAGTTGCCCCGCTCATACTTCGCGACCGGACACTCGGAGAGCGCCTTGACGACCACCCGGCGGTCCATGTCGAAGGCATCCGCCAGGGTCGTCGGCGCGAAGAGACGGGTCCGCATGGCCTGGATGAGCGCAGTCGAATCATGCCCGAGAGCATTGCCATACCCACTGTTCTCGGCACCATAATCGACAGCCTGGCCTCCCCTGGGTTTGTTCTTCGATCCCTTCGGACGACCGGGGCCTCTCTTCCTCGGGATATCATCGGTCATCGAGAACCTCGTCCATACGCAGGGAAACAGCGTCCATCACCCTCTCTTGCGTAGCTTCCTTGGAGGACAGGATCGAAAGGACGTCCTGCTCGAAAGTTTCGCGCATGACGATATGACGCACGTAGACCCGTTCTGCCTTCTGTCCCGGGCGAGGGAGGCGGGAATTGAGCTGCTGGTAAAGTTCCAGACTCGGGTGCAGCCCGAACCAGATGATGTGATGGCCGCCGAATTGGAGATTCATCCCGTGGCCGATCTGCGCGGGGTGAGTCGCGAGAATGCGGACCTCCCCGCGGTTCCACCGATCAAGGGCATCGGGGTCGTTCGGCTGAACAACGTCCTCGTATCGTGACACGATCTCGTCGCGAACACTCCGGTAGTTCCAGACGAGAATAACGGGCTCACCGCCCATCTCGTCGAGGATCGTGTCGAGAGCGTCGAACTTGTGATTGCCCACCGAAATCACCTCCGGGGCATCGTTACTCTCTTGGTCCGGGGTCCGATAGACTCGGCCCTGGGCATATTGAAGAAGCTTGAAGGCCAGGACGCCCCGATTCGGGGCGTCGACGTCATACTCTTCGAGAGCCAAAGTCCGGACGAACCGGTTATACTGCTCCCGTTCCTTGTCGGTCATATCGACATACGTGGTCGTGTAGACCACCGGGGGCAAGTCTATCACGTCCTTCGTCTTGAGCGAGATCATGATGTCGCTCATCCGCTCCATGATCTCCGTCTCGGCGTGCGGCCGGGGCGTATGATTGTAGCCCATGTAATCGGAGATGAACCACCTGTTGAGGAATCCGGTCCTGGTCGCCCCGAGACGACGCCCCTGGTCGATGATATATGCCTGCCCCCACAAGTCCTTGATACCGCCGACAGTCGGAGTCCCGGTGAGTTCGACAACATATGACATCGCCGGGCGGGCCTTCGCGAGCACGCCGAACTCGGAAAACCGGCGCGTCCCGCGCGTCTTCTTCCTCCCCGCCTTGAGCCTCGAAGACTCATCGTAGATCATCATGTCGAAGGGCCATCCAGGGGCTCCTCCCACCGTCTCGTAAAGCCACGGAATGTTCTCGCGGTTACAGATGATGATCTCGGTCCCGTCCCGGAGCGCCTGTTCGAGGATCGCCTCCCGGTGGGCCTTCGGAACGGACTTGCCGATCTGCGCCCCGCAAAGGCTAACCCATGTAAGCCCCGCGAGGTGGGGCCACGCCTTGATTTCGTCAGGCCAGGTCTTCTGTGCGACGCGGAGAGGTGCGACCACGAGTATCCGCCTGACCTCGACCCGATCAAGAAGGGCCTTCGCGGCCGAAAGAACCGTGACCGTCTTCCCGAGCGACATGTGCAGCGGGAGAAGGTAGCCCGGCTTCCGGCCAAACCCCTTCACCAGGGTCTCCGCGATGCGGCCCTGATATGGACGGAGAACATCCCGGCCCGGGATCAGGGTCACGAGGAATCCTTTCCGTCAAGGGACTCGAAAATCTCGACCCCGCCCTCGATCGAATCCACGACCTTCACGTAGAAACCGTTTTCAGTCAACCAGTTGATCTCCTTCCGCTGCAACGGCGAAAGGTGGCCGTTCACATCCTTGAACTCGATCATGACGATCTCTCCGTTCCGGAAATAGAAACGATCCGGACAACCTCGACGGCCGACATACTGCATCTTCCGGACGCGCCACCCTCGTCGGTGAGCCTCCTTCGACACCTCGCTCTCTATATAGGACTCTCGACGCCCCATGTCGCACCTCGGTGGACTCACTCCGCGCGACATCAATTCATTACACCCTGCTCCGGAATCATGATCCGGACGACGGATTCGATGAAGTAGATCACCGATCCGCGGCGCCCGTTCTCGTCTGTCCCCGTCAGCTTGACGAGAGAACCTTCCCGGGTCACGTCCCGGACGCCGAAATAGACATGATGGAAGTCATGCCCTTCGACCTCAACGGATGTCGTTACCCCCATGGCTTCGTGATAGGCTTCCTGGTCCGGGTATTCGGAACCGATGATCGGCTCATCGTCCTGCATGGTGCCCTCGGTGATGGAGTGATTCCTTAGGGGGAAAGAAGCACAACCCCCGGTGCTGTTCAATCCTTGACAAAGTAGGAGGAATTGAAACCCCCGGCCTTGAGCGGGAGCCTCTCGTCAGTCCACCACGGGCGCTCGGTAAGGCATGAAACGAGGATGCCGAGGTGAACCTCCCCGAGCGCTTTGGAGGCGAGGGAAACCGCCTGGTCGTGGACATGAAGCCGGATGTCGATGCCTTTCCTGTAGGCTCGCATCATGCCCTCGGCCAGAAGATCACGCGCGATGGCCTGGACAACGTTCTCCGTAATCTTCCCGGAATGTGTCGAGACCCGAATCCATTGATTCGTTTGCTCGTGCATGTAGGTGATCTGGGGCGTCATCTTGCCCCAGGGGGCCATTCGCATTTCAATCTTGGGCGAGAGGTAGTGAAGATACCGACCGCTCGGAAGCCTGATCCGCATGAACGGCCCGCGGCGATCGAACCCGAGATATCCGACCCTGACACGGCTCTTCTTCCCGGTGATTATCAACCGGGCCGCGCGGTCAAGACGATCCCAAAGTCTCGTAACATTCGAGAACTTCGACCGGAACGTCGAGACGCTCAGCTCGCACATATCCGGCGACAGATCGATTCCCATCGAACGCGCGTATCCCAGAAGCCCGGTTGCCTCCATCTGGCCCGTCCGGGGGTCTTCGTGCTCCTCGCCGGGGCCGAGACGATAACCGCATCCGAGAACGCCCGGCTTGGCAACAGTCCTCTTGGTCTTGTCGCCGGCCTCCACCTCGACCCGGATCGAATCGTAGGACTCGCGATACATGTCGGTCGCGAAGTCGATATAGGGGTCCATGTCGTTCGCGAAGACGTCCAGAATCTTCTGTTCCTCGGCTACCCACCCGAGAACGATGTTCTCGATGGCCGAGAGGTCCGCATCGCACAGGATCATGCCCTCGGGAGCGCGGACGGATGGCCGTATCGTCGCAACAAGCGCGTCCGCGCTATAGGGTCTGTGTTTCTCAATGAAAGCGTCAGAGTCGTCCCTGGACACGTCAAGGAGAAGCTCGTCGATCCTTTTCTCGAACCTCTTCAACGGCCGCGGGAGATTCTGGGGCTGAAAAGTCCGGCCACTCCACCTCGCGGTGCGCTTCGCCCCGGCATACTGGTGAGCGTGTCGCAGATGGCCGTCATCGTCCGTCGCATTCACCAGCGCGTCGAACTTCTTCATACTGGTGCGGGTCGATTCACTCCGGAGGGAGAGAACCGCGTGCAGCTTCTCCTCGGTCTCATCGAGATCACGGGTTCCCTTCTCCGATTCGAGATGGTCACGCCACCTGTCGACGTGGCCCTTCCGGATGTCGTCGAACGGGTATCCATGATCCTTCAACCACCCGAGTAGTTGTGACTGCGAGTTCGCATTCGCGAGCCCGGTCATCCGATCAAGGTCGTCCCGGGAAATGGACTGATAGCGATTCGCGATGTCGGAAGCCGCACGAACATGCTCCATGTCGATCGGAAGACCGGCGTCATTGATCCGCTGATCGAGCTCCCAGAGATCGAACTCGAAATCCGGCGGAAGCCAGTTCCGGAGCTTGAGCCATATCTCCTGCTCCGCCCTCACATCCTGCCGATTATAGGCGAGGAACTGCTCCCACTCATCGGGGTCGGTCGTCGGGCCGGCCCGCGTCCACAGCTTGTGCTTCGTGGGCTTGCGGGGCTTGCAGAACCGCTGGATCAGGGCCGATCCACTCCCGAACTTCCCGGATTCAATCCCGAGAACGGCCCCACACTTCCCGAGCCGGGAGGGGAGGGCCAGGAGATTCGCGATCGACATGGAGTCGATCCACCGGGAAGGCGGAACATCGAAGCCGAGCACGTTGTTCGTCATCGCGATCTCGAAAGGCGCGTTCCATGCACAGATCGTCACGCCGGGATCGAGGAAGATTTCCCTGAGTTCGGCCGGCATCTCGGGGGCGGAGATCGCATCCCACTGCCGGACCTCGCCGTCCGGGGCATCGTCCAGCCACCTCCACGCGGCCATGAGCACCTCCGTCGAGGGGTCACGGCTGTATCGGGAGTGCCCTGTCTTCCTGAGATCGGCCTTCGAGAACGTCTCGTAATCGAGACTTACGAGAGGGCGATGTGCCGGTCGGGAGAAGGCATGGACGGCTGTCCGGAGGTATGAATCCAGCATCTTGAGCCCTCCTTGAAGAGGTATCACGGGCTGCCCGGAAGGCGGACAGCCCGCGGGAGCGCTCAGAGGAACGTCTCGTCCTCGTCCTCGTCCTCATCTTCCGGCAAGTCCTCGAACTTGTCGGCCGAGATCGGCGCAGCGCCGAACCGCTCTCCATGAGCGAGAAACCGAACGCCTTCGAGGCTGGCGAAAACGCCGGGGCTGCCACCCTTCCGGGTGCCGTAGAACCGCACGAACGCCTGGACGTAAGCGCCACCGTAGAAGAACGAGTTGATGTCGTCCCCCTCGACCAGACGCTTGTCCCGGCCATAGAGCGGCACGGCGCCCTTGTTGGACGCCTTCGCGACCATCATCCCTTCGTAGCCGGGGATGACCTCGCCGGTCGAGGCGGAGACGCACTCATCGCCGTCCATGAAGTGAAGCCGCTCGGGCTTGAGCCTCACTTCCTTGCCGAACGCCTTCTGCTTGGCTTCGCTGATGGCCTCCTCGCAAGCACGGATCGTCCGCTTGCCCTCCTTGGTGGAAGGGTCGATCAGGAACGACGCCGAATACTTCGGATCGGCGTCCTCGGTCGCCTTGTGCTTCTCCGCGAGGTGCGGGAAGGAGAGCCGGGCTTCCCGGAGATACACCTCTCCGACAGGAGCTTCTTTCTGTTCGGGCATTGCACTTCCTTTCCTAGAGATCGTCGAACTTGTCGACGGGGTTGAGACTCGGTTTGTCACTGTCCTCCGGCACGAGGATCGGACGTTCCGATCCCGGTGTCCGGTGAACGAGGTTGTCGGGGAGGCGGCCCTTCCCGAGTATCTTCTCGGCCTGAGTCGGGCTCACGATCTTCGGCGTCTCGTAAGCGCGATCACCGAGGGTTTCGACGAGGAAGTTCTCCGCCTCGCCTGAATCCGCCCATTGGCGGTTCCCGTCACGGCCCGGGGCGAGACGAAGGCCGGGCGTCGGTCGGCCGGCCTTCGCGTCCTCGAAAACACGCGAATGAACCGCCTTGAGCCACGCCTCAATGTCCGCCCGGGCCTTGACGATCTCGGACCTTTCCTCGGGGGAGAGCATCTCGGGGTCCATGTTTCCCGCCTCCGGTAGATCATCGAAACGCAAGGCCATCGTGCTGACGAGATGTTCGGCGTAAGGCTTGCAGACACCGCGAGCGTCACAGAACCGGCATTGCTTGCTCCCGGGATTGAACGTCGCGCCCTCGTTAACAGCTTCCAGGGCGGCCTCGTTGGCCCGGAGGCCGAACTTGACGAGTTCCCCGGAGGTAACAAGCCATTCGCTCCACCCGTCCGACACGCGAGGCTGATCGACAATCAACATCACGCGCAGATCATCCGGCAGCGAACGGACGGGCTTGCCGTGAATCATCCCGAGCACGCCCAGCGCGTAGAGCATCAGTTGTTCGTTCCACTCGGCGCGGACGGGCACGCCCGCCCCATACTTGAGATCACGGATGATGAGATCGGGAGTCCCGGGATCACGACACTTCTCACCGGGGACGATGATGGTATCGACGGTTCCAAAACACCCCGGCACGAACTCCGAGATGTCGACCCGCCTTTCCAGATACAACCGGGCGAGTTCCGCCCACCCCCTGATCCAGTCGGTGCCCGGACGGAGGTAGTTGATCATGTCCTCGTCCACCTCGAAGGCATATCCATCGGGGGAGTGCCACTCCCCGAGGAAGTGATCGAGCGGCAGATCGAGTCTCAGTGCAGTCTCCTGCACGGAATGCGCGAGTGTCCCCTCGGCCGCGAACTCGCCGGCGGTGTCCGGGAGTTTCATGCCCTCGATAAGTCGAACCGAACCGGGGCAGCGCATCCAGCGATGCGCTGCCGAGGGACTGAGACGTGCGTGATCACCCGACATCGGAAGAATCCTCCCTGCGGGGGGTCTCCGGCCGAGGATTCCGCAGCTCAGCCCATACACCGTTCTGAGCATCCTTGAGACGATCCGAGAAACTCTCCGCGAGGGAGGTATCCAGCGCCTCATGCCCATCAGGTGCGTTCAGCATCCCGTGTTGAGCCGCGTCGACCATCACTGCGCCGTTCGCCATCAGGTGAGCGGCGTGAGGGAGCCCGCTCTCCGCGTCGAGCCACTCGCCGTCCATGATAGCCATCAGATGGCGGAACGCGGCGTTGATGTAGACTTCGAGATCAACGCCCGTCATGCGCCAGTTGTATCGGCCATACTTGTCAGCGCCGCCCTTCATCACGGCTCCCAATGCGACGAGAGAGGTCGCAGGGGTGCATGAAATGCCGGGCTTCATCCGGCCGATCCGGTCCTTCGGATTCCCATCCATCGGGGTTTTCATGGGGCATTCCCTGCCGTCGGTTCAGATGAAGGACTCTTCCTCGATCAGGTCCGATCGCTCGGAAACGACAGCCTCGTCCACGGCCTCGTAATTGACGGAGCCGTCCCGGGCGTAAGCGTCGATGTAGGCCATCATCTTGAGGACGTCGTCTTCGTTCTCGATGTCCCTGATCCGCTCCTGGCCGAGGTGCGCCAGGCCACCGACACACATCTCCCGGCGCTTCCTCCGCTCATCGGGGTCCGTCGCTGCGGAAACGAACTCCTGGGCGCGGTCCATGGCCTTCTTCCGGAGCGAATCAAGACCATCGCCCGGTGTGTCATCGGACGACGTCTTG